AAATGTCCATTCTTGAAATTTGCGCAGCTTTCGGAGTGCCGCCGGAAATTGTAGGATATGGGGAAAACAAAACCTATTCTAATTACCAAGAGGCAAGGCGGGCGCTTTATGAGGATGCAGTAATACCAATGTTAAATAAGATCAGGGATAAGTTTAACGCTGATCTAGTACCGAAATTTGGCGGTAATCTGTATTTAGACTTTGATTTAAGCGGTATAGAGGCATTACAGGAAAACCGGGATGCCGTATATACCAGGGCAGAAAACGCCTATAAAAGCGGATTATTAATGCTTGATGAGGCCCGATTTGAAATTGGATATGGTAAAGTTCCAGGCGGTGACACGTTCTACCAAGCACCAACGCCTGGATTTACGGAACCGGCGCCAACAGAAGAAGAACAAAAACAAGGTTTTTTTTTGAATATTAAAGCCTTTAACCTCAATTCAGACGAGCAAAAAACAATGTTTTGGAAGTCGATGGATAGACGGCGGGGCGCATACGAAAAGCGTACTATTAAAAAGCTACAGGAACGCTTTAAAGCCGAGCAAAAGGCCGTTCTAGATGGATATGAGGCAGATGGGATAAAAGGCGTTGAAAAGGCCGTTAAAAGCGGGAAAAAGGAATGGCATAAGCTATTAGCTGGGATATACGTTGAGGTTATGCAGGACTTTGGAAATGCGTTATTCAATCAATTAAAATCCCAAGCTATTGAACTAGAAGTAAAGGCCGAGGAAATACCTTTAGAAGATGGTTTTGACGTTTATGATAACCTGGTGCAACAATTCATAGCCCAAACGGTAGCATTAAAAGTTGTTGCTATTACAGACACAACTATTTTAAAAATAAAAGCTATTGTTTCGATGGGTATGGAACAAGGTTTAAGCATCGTACAGATCAGTAAAATGATTGATGATTTATATCTAGATCAAATTATTCCTAATCGTTCAACCGTCATTGCAAGAACTGAGGTAATTGGGGCCAGCAATTCAGGTAATCGTTATGCAGCTTTGCAAACCGGGTTGAAATTAGAAAAGGAATGGATTGCTACCAGGGATGAACGAACAAGAGATAGCCATGAGGATTTAGACGGGCAAACTCGAAAGATGGACGAGCCTTATAGAAACGGCTTAATGTTCCCAGGTGATCCAACAGGCAGCGCAAAAGAGGTTATACAGTGCCGATGTACTGAAGGGTATTCAGTTATTAAATAAAGGGGGTTTATAAATGGCATTATTAACGGTTCAAAATGCAACGGTTAACGGGATTGTTAAAACAATGGTAGCAGCGGCAGCCGGGGGCGATACGTTCCCTAATGATGGTAACACTATGCTATTCGTCAAAAATGGCGGTGCATCATCCGTAACTGTAACCATTAACTCACAAACACCATGCAATTATGGATTCGATCATGATATTGTCGTATCTCTTGCGGCAGGGGCGGAAATTAATTTTCCAAAACTTGATACGGTACGATTTAACGATTCTACAACAGGTTTAGTTAGTGTCACTTACAGCGCCGTTACATCGGTAACGGTTGGGGCAGTTAGAAACATTTAAAAGGAGGTTTTAAAATGGCATTAGATCAAAGTCAATATCTACACGGCATGGCAGAAGATGAAAACGGCCGGCCTATTCCCAAAGTAAAAGTTAGCGGAATGGATTCGAACAGTTTACAACCTGTTGATATTCAATCACGTTTAGCGAGTACGATTCAAACGCATACAGGTTCTACAATTGCACCAAGTGGAAACGCCCTTAGTTCATGGGTTGATTGTGATGGATTCGATAAAGTGGCGATAAATTTATTAAATGATGCAGCAGCTAGCTGTAGTGTTGATTTTTATTGGTCTACAGACGGGGTTAACAATCAAGGATATGAACCAACTATTATACCTTCTACAGTTCAGCAATACCGTTCTGGTGTAGCAGATGTTAAAGCAAGATATTTAAGAGTTCGTGTAAATAATGGGGATGCAGCGCCTCACACTTTTAACACATGGATTTACTTAAAAGCATAGGAGGGAAAACAAATGAGTGAATGGAATTGCCCTGTAAATGGTGATTATTCGGGTTGTGATTGGACAAAGGCGCCTTGGGCTCCTGTTATTGCCGTATTAACCCATGAACAAGTTTTATTTGTTCAAGAAAAATGCGAAATCGTAAAAGTTGCATACGTGCCTAAAATCGGTGAACCTGCCGAACCATCGGATGAATACGTACAAGCGGAATATAACAAGCTAGTAAACTTTGAACAGGCGGTAAATGGGCAGACGTTTGCAGTCATTAAAAGTTATGATCCAAATGTAAACACACTCGGTATTAACGAAAACGGAATTGTTCAACCTGAACAACCAGTAACAGAAGAAACAGGGGCCGTGTAATACGGCCTTTTAGAAAGGGTGATACTTTTGAAATGCAAAAAGTGTAACCGTGAATGCAATGAAAAGAAAGTTAATGAAGTAGTTAGGGCGGATATGCTTGCGTGGATTTGCTACAAATGTAATTATACGAATTTATATTAGAAAGGCGGTGACAGAATGAGTTTAAACCTTTGGAAATTGGCAGGGCAACCAATTAGTTATAGCCCTTTGCCTAGTGGATACCCTGGTGTTTTCCTACAAATAGGGGATTACAAATTAGTGATTAAAGCTAAAAGTGTAACGTCTTCTATTTTGCGCTTAACCGCAGCCGACGGTAATAAACTTAAAAATCTAGCTAATGGTGTTAGTGGTGGTGTTAATACAACTTTATCACCTGTTTTAACAACATACGAAATCAATTTTAATAATAGCGTGCCACAAAATGTCCAGTTAAACGATTTAAACAGTTCAAACAATATCATCATCGACAGCATCGAACTAGTCCAAAAGCCCTTACCCAAGTTAACCATAAACGGAATTGACGGGTTTTTAAGTGGGAAGTGGACATTACACGCTAATGCACAGGTTGTAGATGATGAAACGCTTGTTTTGAATGCGACAGCAATGAACCAATTGTCCACTATTGAATTTGACGTTAAAGCTAATATGGACTACACATTAACAATTCTAGGTGGTTTAAAAGATAGACGTATTTATTACTACTTTGATGGAACGTATAAAGGTAGTCTTGCCGACACTCAAGAACAAACTGCAATCAAAACAGAAGCAAATACACAAAAATTAAAAATCGCTTTATTTAGTATTGGTGCAGGTCAATTCACATTCAAACGTCCAATGCTCAACCTAGGCAGCATCCCCGCACCCTACAGCAAGAAAACCGATCCAAACGCAAAAATGGTGATGCCTGTTCCGAAGAAGAATTTGTTTAACAAGGCAGCAGCTATTATGGATGGGAATAGGATTAATGAATCAACAGGTCTGACTTATCCGAATGATGGTAACGGAGAAGGACACACTGACTATATCCCTATCAAACCATACACTAGTTATGTGTTTAGTGGTGTTGGTAATCATGCCTATATCCCTTGGTCAATTTATGATTCTAATAAAAACCGATTAATAGGTTATGGTGGGGATTCGAACTCACGAGTTATTCCTAATACGTATAACGCTGCTTTTATTCGGTTTAGTTTATTCAATGACAATTTGAGTACCCTCCAAATCGAAGAAGGAACAACCGCAACCCCATTTACACCCTATGCGGTACAGGTCAATAAAAAACCTGCTAAATACGTGCCGAAGAAGAATTTATTTGATGGGTTGTTTGAGTCAGGTTCAATTGATTCTACAACGGGATTAAATTCAAGCGGTTCTGCTATTAGGTCAGTTAATATTTATCCAGTGAAACCCAATGCGGTTTACACACTAAGTAATAACGGCAATTACACAGACCAAAGAATGTTTTATTATGACCAAAACAAAAACTATATATCATCTGCAAACTTTGTAAGTACATTCACAGTACCTTCAAATTGCTATTTTGTTAGGTTTAGAATTTTGGTTACTGATTTAACAGTTAAAGCGCAACTAGAAGAAGGCTCAACCGCAACCGCATTCGAAAATTTTCAGTTAGTCTTACCGAAAGCGAAAACAGGCTTATCGTTTAACGGGGTAACGGATTATTTACAGTTACCGTCTATGACGATGGATAGTATTGAGATTGATTGTTTGATTGATTCGGTGCAGCCAAACTCAGGAAACAATTATATAGTTGATGCAAGAACAGGATTAACAAACGGATACATTCGATTAATTGATACATCTTTGCAGGGTTGGGGGTCGTTAAAACTCAATGGGCAATCAATTACAAATCCATCTACCCAAATAACAAGAGGACAAAGAATAAAATTGTTAATTGGTGCTAATGCTCCATTTACGGACGATGTAACCATTTTTTCTTTTAATACTGGTGGTTTAGCTAACGACAAAACAAAAGGCACACTCTACAAAGTCACTTGTTACCTAAATAACAACATTGTCGCACAATACGACTTTGAAAACCCTGCTAATCAAGTGGGAACTACCATGATGGATGGGCAAGCGTTTAACTTAATCCCAAGTTTTGATGATAGCCGTTGGAGTTTACACGCTAATGCGCAAGTGTTGGGGAAGGATTATTTGCGGTTGAACTATACAGGGCAGTTACAAGAAAGCAGTATAACTGTTGATGTTCTGCCTAATACAAGCTATTTGTTTGCTTGTGGAAATTCAGCAAACAACCGTTATTATGTACAAGAAAGAAAAACTGATAATACCGTTATCGGTGGAAACTTTAGAGTGAACGGTAACATTATTACAACATCAGCAACTACAGGGAAAATAAGGTTAAATTTAACCAATTCAACCGATACATCAGGAACATTCGACTTCATCAAACCGCAACTATTCCAATTAGACGGAAAAGAAGGTACTTTAAACGGCAGTCCTACACGACTAAACAAAGCGAGTAAACGATCATTAACCGCCAAGAGGTAAAGAAAAACCGTATAATTTACGGAGTGAACAAAATAAAGGAATGTTATATAATGGGGGTGTATTTATGCGAGAATTTGAGGCAAAAAATTTCAGTTTTGAAGTAAAGGCCATTGATGATAATACATTTGAGGGATACGCAAGTGTTTTCAGAAATGTAGATTCGTATAATGATGTGATTGAACCAGGCGCATTTACAAAGACGATCCAAGAGGCTAAACGGGTGAAAGTGCTATGGCAACATGATCCGATGCAGCCAATTGGCAAGCCTGAAGTCATGCAAGAAGATAATCATGGGTTATATGTTAAGGCTCGTATTTCTAAAACTCCAAAAGGGTTAGAGGCAATGCAGCTAATTCGGGATGGGGTAATAGATGAAATGTCCATAGGTTATAACACTATTAAAGAGGATTGGGATGCCGCTAAAGGCGTTCGGATCATCAAAGAGTTAAAGCTATGGGAGTTCAGCCCGGTAACATTTGCAGCTAATGACCAGGCGGTAATTACAGGGGCTAAAAACTTTAATCCTATGCTCGTAAAAATGCAAGATTGGATCAACAATGAACTTAAAGCCGGGAAGGTTTTGAGCGATAAGAATAAAAATCTTGTACAAGATGCAATAACAGCCTTACAAGCACTTTTAACGGCATCAGAGGGTAAAGGCGTTGAGCCGGTACAAACCACTCAACCAAGCCCGAAGGTGGACGAAAAAGCCGCCCAGGATATACTTGCAATCTTGCAAGATATGAAACAGTATTCTAAAAAATAAGGGGGTTTCTTGAATGGAACTTAAAGACTTACAAGCCCAATTACAAACAACTTTTAATGAGTTGAAAGATATGGGCAACCGCCAAGAGGCAGAAATTAAAAGATTTGGACAAGCATCAGAAGAAACAAAAACATCAATTGCAAACATCAACAAAGCATTTGACGAGATCAAAGGCCGCATTGATGCAATTGAAACAAAAGCTAACCGCCTGCCAATGGGTGCAGATGGTAAGCCGGCTGATCCAATGGCGCAAGAAAAGAAAGATGCTTTCTTCAAATTCATGCGTAATGGTTTAGGCGAACTTTCAAGAGAAGAAAAAGCACTAGTGCAAGATGCTACAGGTGATATTCTTGTACCGGCTGATCTTGATTCTGAAGTTTACCGCACATTATCACAATTAAACGTATTGCGCAGCCTTGCAAGAGTGCGTAATACTACATCCGACCGTATTCGCCGCATTGGTATGAACGAAGTTACAGTTGGTTGGGGTAAAATTGAGGCAAACGTACCTGCATCTCAAAAACTTGCTAACTATGAAAGCAGCTTAACACCTACTGAGGCATATTTATATGTTGAAGACGTTCTAGGATTAACTAAAATTGGTGAGGATGAACTAGAAGATTCGGACATCAATTTACAGGCTTATCTAGCTGAATCATTTGCAACAGCATTTGCGAACTTAGAAGAGGCCGGATTCCTTAAAGGTACAGGCCATGCAAACGGACAGCCAGAAGGTATCTTAAACGGTACAACTGTAACACGTTTTACAACTGCTGCTGCCGGTACACTTACAGCAGATGACTTGTTAAAAGTATCTTACGAAGTGGCGGCACCATATGCGAACGCTGGGCAATACCTGGTTAACCGTAAAATCGAGTTAGCAATGCGCCTAATGAAAGATAGCCAAGGTCAATATTTATGGCAGCCATCTTTACAAGCTGGAACACCTACTACTTTCAACGGCAAGCCTGTTTATAATGTTGAGGCTATGGATTCAACTGTAGCAACAACAAAAGAGGTTGCTATTTTCGGAGACATTAAATCAGCTTATCAAGTATTGGACAAGCAGCAGGGATCAATTCAGCGCCTAAATGAGTTATATATTAATGACGGCCTAATTGGATTCAAGTACAAGCGCCGAGTTGGTGGCGGGGTAGTTCGTCCGGCGGCTTTACGAGTTCTAAAAGTACAATAATTTTTATAAAAGAGGCGGCACTTAAAACGCCGCCTTTTTTTAATGATTAAGGAGGGGTTAACATGACGAAGTTTAAAGCGCTTGTTTCCTTTTCCCATGATAATGGTATGTATGATCCGCATGTAAAAGAACCTTATGAACTAGATGACAAGGAACTTTTAGCGGCATGGGCAGAGGCGGGCTATATCGAATTTGTAGATGAACCAAAAAAGGCCACAAAGAAAAAGGGTGAATAAACATGCCCTTAGTTATAAACTTTGAAACAAACGAGATACAAAACTATTTAAAAGTCGATAACGATACAGATAATTTAGTTATTGATGGTATGAAAGCCGCTGCCATGCTACAGGCTGAGCAGTTTTTAAATACAGATTTTTCAACCGTTGTAACCAATGAAGACGGTACAACAACTACAACGCCAAATGAGGCACCGGCAACCGTTAAACTATGGGTAATGTCCAGGATTGCGCAATTATACGAGGGTAGAGGACAAACGGCTATGCCTGATTATACATTGTTGCAACCTCATAGAATTTACCCGTTTAGGGGGTAGCTGATGAACATTAACAAGTTAAAGCACAGGGTAACGATCCAACAACAAAACGGCACACTAAACGATGGCGGCGGCAATATTAAACCTAATTGGGTAGATGTTGTGACAGTATGGGCCAGTGTAAGCCCTATAAATGCCCAGGAAAGCATTATTGCAGAACGGCGAGGGCAACAAGTAACCCATAGTATTTCCGTTCGTTATAGAACCGATATAAGCCCTAAAATGCGTTTGCTATTCAACGGGCGAGTTTTGGACATTCAAACAATTGTAAATATAAACGAAGAAAACAAAGAATTAAAAATACAATGCCTGGAGGTTTAGCAGATGCGAGTGGAAATGGATTTAACCGGCATTAGGCGGGCTATTCGTGACATTTCCGCCTTTGATGCTAGTACCAGGGTAAAAGTAAAAGACATTATTAACGAAAGCGCCTTAAACATTCAAAAGGATGCTAAACAAAGATGCCCGGTAGATACAGGGCGGCTTAGATCATCAATAACCATCCAGCCGGTAGGTAATGGCGGTATGACATTGCGGATCGGTACTAAAGTTTTCTATGCGCCTTATGTAGAATGGGGAACAGGTAAATTTGCAAACCATCCTACAAAAAGCGGTAGGGGTACACCTTGGGTATATCCAGCAAGCAAAGGCGGCAGGGAAACCGGGGAAATGGTTTTCACACATGGTAGCAAACCGCACCCGTTTTTATTCCCGGCATTTGAACAAGAAAAACCGGATTTTATACGAAAAATAAAAGAGGTGCTGGATAAATGATTAAAACAGCCCTTTGGGAGTTGCAAAAAGCGGTTTATAGCCGTTTGAGTAACGATTCTGTATTAACGGCAATGGTAACGGGTGTATTTGACGAAATACCCGAAAATCAGCCTTTGCCATTCGTACAAATTGGTGACGATACCGTTAACCCATACGACAGCAAAACCCACAACGGCGAGGATTCAACTTTAACTTTGCATGTTTGGAGTGCTGGGCCAGGTAAAACAGAGGCTAAAAAGATTATGGATGCCGTATTACAAGCTATGACAAAAAACCCTTTAACCTTAACCGGCTTTAAAGCCGAGGGGATTAAAAGAGAGTTTTTAGAAGTATTTAACGATGGACAATCCTATCACGGTGTTTGCCGTTTTAGGGTATATATCAAGCAAATTTAAGGGGGTTTTTATAAATGCGTGGAGTAGATGTTGTTATCCAGGTAGAATCAGCAACGCCAGGAACTTATGTAACGGTAGCAGGACAAAGAGGGGCAACCCTTTCAGAAAGTGTTGAAACAATTGATATTACAACCAAAGGCAGCGCCGGTGCTTATGAATATGATTACGGCCTATACGGTTGGACTATTTCACTAGACGGTGCTTATATCCTGGGTGATGCCCAAATGAATAAATTACGTGATGCAATGCGTAATAAAACAACTGTAAAAGTTAAATGGACAGAAACAGGAACTACAGGAGTAGTTGAGCAAGGTACAGCACTTGTTATTTCAAGGGAACTCGATGCGCCTTATGACGCTGAAACAACTTATTCAATTGAATTGCAAGGTACAGGCAAAACAACTACAACAGTAAACCCATAATTTAATAATTTTATAGTTTTGGAGGGGTAAGCGTGGCAAAACAAGGATATGTAAAAGTAACCTTTAACGGCGAGGAAAAATTATTGCG